GTCGCTGCGTATACGGCTCGCGGCGATGCCGTCTTGCGGCGCATGAACGGGGCTGATGTCACCGGGGTGGAGATCGGCGTCAACGCGGCGGAGATGTCGCGCCACATGCTCTCATTGAACTCCCGACTGAAGCTCTTCGGCATTGACCCCTATCTCGAGGCCGATCGGGATGGCTCCTACTTCAAGTCTGGCGACTGGATCGCGAGAAACCGGTCGCAGGGCGAGCACGACGAGATGCACAGGACGGCGTTATCGGCGTTCGGCGAATACGGTGACCGGGCGGAACTCCTCCGGATGTTCAGCCTCGAGGCGGCGCCGCTATTCGACAACGCCTCTCTGGATTTCGTGTTCATCGACGGAGATCATTCCTACGAGGGCGCGCATGGCGACATTTCGGCGTGGGCGGCTAAGGTGAAGCCCGGCGGCTGGCTATGCGGCCACGATTACAAGAACGCCGAGATGCCGTTCCCCGGGGTCGACCGCGCCGTTGACGAATGGATAGCGGAAACCGGCCGGCATCTCGAGTCCGACGAGAACTACACTTGGTTTGTGAGGATGATATGAAGGTGTTCGCGTCAGAGCACGAAGAGCGTATCATGGAAGAACTCAAGGACGCCGGGGCAACCGGAGAACAGATACGCTGGTTGTATATTCTTCTGATGTTGTCCTCAATACGAGAGACGTTAATCAGAATAGAGGAAAAACTATGATCATCGGCGGTGCAAATGACCTCGAACGCTGGCGCGACCAGACGCCGCGCGTCTTTGTCGAATGGGAAATGCGCGCGGTCGAGGATAAGGAGGCCACCGAACGCGAGGGCCGCATCGTCTATCACGACGAGGAGTGGGGCAACATCCACAAGAAGGGCGAACTCGGCCACGTCATCCCCTACAAGGTCAAGGACCTAAAGAAAAACACCGTCCTATGGCCGCATGTGTCCAATTCCTATGAGGCATGGAAGGCCGGCCGCGACGCGCCGGTCGAGGGCACGCCGCTTAAGGAATGGCCGTTGCTCACGGCGGCGCAGCTGCGCAACTGCATCGGCATGAATGTCCTCTCGGTCGAGGACCTGGCGAACCTCGCCGACGGCGCCTTGCGGTTCATCGGCGGCGAAGCGGTGGCGTTGCGGCAGAAAGCGCGCAACTGGCTCAATGCCTCGGCCGATGCCGGCAAGGCGGCGGCGCAGATCACCCGCCTCGAGGCCGAGAATGAGAGTCTGCATGAGCAGCTGCGTGCCTTGACCGAAGCGGTCGAGGCATTGCGTGGCGAGATCAGGCCGAAGCAGGATGCGCCGATCATGCAGCGCTTCGACATGGCGACGTTGCGGCGGTGACGCTGCTTTCCATCATCAACGACGTCCAGGATCGGACCGATCTGCCGCGGTCCGGGGCCGTCATCGGCTCGACCGATCAGAACACCCGCCAGCTTCTGGCTCTCGCCAATGAGCATGGCCGGTCGCTGGTGCGCGATTACCCATGGCGTCGGCTGATCTCCCAGGAAACATACACAACGACCGCAACGGAAATACAAACCGCTTTCTTCCCGGCGTCGTTTTCCCGGCTGATCGACAACAGCATGTGGAATCAGTCCCGTCTGGTGCCGATGATCGGGCCGCTGACCTCGCAGGAATGGCAGACCATCAAGGTTACGACCATCAGCTCACTCTATCCGGTGTGGCGGCAGGCGGCCACGTTGCGCGAGATACAGATCATGCCGACCCCGGCGGCCGGCGAAACCATCGCCTACGATTGCGTCAACAACGACTGGGTGTCACTCGCGGCGGGCGGGTCGGGCACGCGTTTCGTCAATGACAGCGATAGTCCGTTCCTCGACGAGGAGCTGATGATCCTGGGCATCAAGTGGCGGTGGCTGAAGCACAAGCAGCTCGACTGGCAGCCGGCGAAGATGGAATATGATGGTGTCGCTCGCCAACTCATGGCCGCCGACGGCGCCCACCGCACCATCAGCATGGCCAAGGGCGCCGAGTTCAATGTCGAGCCGCCCGAGCCGATAATTCCCGACCGGATTCTCTTGTGACCCAGGCGACCATTGCACCGATCAAAATTCCGGTCGGTGGATGGGATGCCATCTCGCCGATCAGCGACGTTCCCGACGAACGTGCCATCACCCTCGTCAATCTCATTCCGCAGCAGGGCGGCGTCGAGGTGCGCGAGGGCTACGAAGGTTGGTCGACCGGTCTGCCGGCGGGGGCGGTCGAGAGCTTGCTTGTTTGGGAGGGGCCGGCCAGCCGCAAGATGTTCGCCGCGGTCGGCACCGTCATTCACGACGTCACGTCGGCCGGCGCGGTCGGCGCGGCGGTGGTATCGTCGTTGAGCAATGCCCGGTGGCAGCAGACCGCGTTCACCACGTCCGGCGGCAACTTCCTGTTCATCGTCAACGGCGCCGATGCGCCGCGCTACTACAGCGGCACGGCGTGGACGACCCCGACAATCACTGGCGTCACGGCGGCGAACCTCATCACCGTCACCGCACATCAGCGGCGCCTATGGTTCATCGAGAAGGACACCACCAAGGCGTGGTACCTGCCGGTCGAGTCCGTCGCCGGCGCCGCCAGCGTGTTCGACATCGGGCCGCTGCTGGCCAAAGGTGGCAGTCTGCAGGCGATCGGCAGCTGGTCGATCGACGGTGGCGCCGGCCAGGATGATCACCTCGTCTTCCTCTCGACGCGCGGTGAGGCGGCGATCTACATCGGCACCGACCCAGCGAGTGCCAGCACCTGGGCGCTGGTCGGTCTGTTCGATATTGGGACGCCGATCGGCCGGCGTTGTTTGACCAAATTCGGCGGCGACCTCGTGGTGCTCACCACCGAAGGCATCATGTCGCTTACCGCCATTCTCAATGTCGGCCGCGAGCAGGGCGACCGGGCCAACATCGCCTACCGCGTCGGCAATGCGCACGCTTCTGCTGCGGCACTCTACTCGGCCAACTTCGGATGGGAGATGACGGCGTTCCCGGAACGGCATGTGGTGATCGTCAATATTCCGGTGGCGGAAGGGACGTCGAGCTTTCAGCACGTCATCAATACGCTTACCGGTGCCTGGTGCAAATTCACCGGCATTCAGACCGCATGCTGGCGAACATTCGGGCCGAGCATTTTCTTCGGCGGTCGGACATTCGTGCGCAAAGGTTTCTCCACGAAGGGCGATCTCGGCACCAACATCGTCTGGGAATGCCAGACGGCATTCTCCGGGCTGAAGCATCAGGGGTTGCAGAAGCACATTCGTATGACTCGCCTCACTCTCGAGTCCGAAGGGTCGTATTTCCCGACGATCGGAATCGATGTCGATTATCTGATCAAGGACCCGGTGACCGGCGCCGACGCGGGCGGGTCCGGCACCGATGTTTGGGACACCGGCGTATGGGACACCGCCATATGGGGTGGCGGATCGCTTGTCCCGCGTGCGCAATGGATCGGCGCCGCCGCAATAGGCTATGCGGTCAGCGCGCATATCAAGGGGCAGACCAAGAGCATCGCCGCCAAGATGACTGCCCTCGACGTGCTTTATGCGGCCGGTGGTGCGCTATGATCCATGGCGATTGCGATGAGTTCGTGGTGCGCTGGGTCATTGCCAGGCTCGGCGATCTCGATATCGCGAGGCCCGCCGACTTCGGGCATTGCCAGGCGTTCGCCGTGACGGTCGTCACGCGCATCGTCGCAGGTGTCGTCTATCACGGCTGGTCGCCGGCAAACCGCAACATCATGGTCAGCATGGCGGCGGACTCTCCGCTCTGGGCAACGCGCGGTAATATCACGACCCTGTTGCGCATTCCGTTCGAGGCTTTCGGCTGCAACCGGATCACCGCCGCGATTACCGAGGACAATCTGCGCAGCAGGAAGCTCGTCGAAGGTATCGGCTTTCGCATGGACTGCATTCTCAGGGGTACACACATGTGCATATACGGATTGACGCGAGCGGATTATTGTCACCGATGGTCGAGACTTGGGGTGCATGCACATGAGTGGCGGCGGCAAGGGCGGCGGCAGCAGTCTAAAATCCAAGGATGCGACGCAGATTCTGAATCAGCAGTCCGGCATAAGCAACGAGGCGGCTTACCGGCAGGCGCTGCTGAACAACATGAATCAGAGCACGCCGTTCGGCACGATCAACTATTCGCCGACCCCGGGCTCGGCCAGCTACAAGGGACTGCCGACCCAGTACAACGTCACGACCAGACTTTCCCCAGGTGAGCAGGGGATTTACGACACCACCACCGGCATTCGCCAGACCGGCGCAAACACCGCGCAGGACCTACTCGGCGCCATAGCTCCGAAGCTTTCGCATCCTATCAACCTGTCGTCTCTCGGCGCCGTTCCCGGCATGGATAGCGCGGGCGGGCGCGACGCGCTGACCGCGGCGATCATGCAGCGCATGGCGCCCGATATCGAAGCCGACCGGGCGCGTTCGGAAACGCGGCTGGCCAATCAGGGCATCACCGCCGGCTCGGAGGCTTTCAACGACGCCAATCGGCGTCTCGAGCAGAACATCAATGATCAGCGGACGTCTGCCTACATCGGCGGCGCCGGCGAAGAGCAGAACCGCCAACTGCAGGCGCGCCAGCAGGCGATCAGCGAAAAGCTGCTGCGGCGCAACCAGCCGCTGAGCGAGATCATGACGCTGCTCGGCGCCGCACCGACGCAGACGCCATCAGCGCAGGGCACGTCGCAGACGGGTATCCAGCCGGCCAATGCGGCATCGGCATACCAGATGCTGATGGGCCAGCAGCAGGGCCAGCAGCAGCTGCAGCAGCAGCTGCTCGGCGGCTTGTTCGGGCTCGGTGGTGGGCTTGGCAGCGCCGCCATCCTCGCCAGCGATCGCCGTCTCAAGAGCGACATTGTGCCTCTCGGCAAGGTCACGACTGGCAAGGGCGCGCTCACGCTGTACGCGTACACGATATTCGGCGGGCGCACGGTCGGCTTCATGGCCGATGAGGTCGAGGCGATCGACCCGGCGGCGGTGCACACGATCGGCGGGTATCAGGTCGTCGATTACGGGAGGCTTCTTGGCTGATGCCTTACGATCGCAACGATATGCGCATGGCCCTCGCCCAGCAGCTCATGGGCGGCACCGGCATGGGGCCGCCGCGATCGATCGGCGCTGGGCTCGCCGATGTCGGCACGCGTCTCGCCGGCGCGATGCTGGCGCGCCGCACCATGGACAAGGAGGATGCCCAGCGGCAGGATTTTTCCAAGATGCTTTCCGGCTTCGCGGCGCAGCCGGGCGCCCCCGGCCAGGATCGGGCGCAGCAGCTCGCTGCCATGCTGTCGGGCAGCAGCAACCCGATGGCGCAAGAGGCCGGGCAACAGCTTCTCGTTCGCAGCATGCTGACGCAGCCCAAGGAAGAGACATTCGGCACCACGGCGCAGACGGTCATGGGACCGGAGGGTCCGATGCTGGCGCAATTCGGCAACCGCGGCACACCGCGGCCGGTGCAGGGCTTCGGCCCGAAGCCGGAGGCGCCAAGGGCTGCCGCCGACAAGTGGCTGAACATGGGCGGCGGCACGTTCATGAATCCCGATACCGACCAGACGAAATTCAGCCCCGAGGCGTGGCAGCGTGAGCTCCAGAGCAAGGCCACCGGCGCGTCGCGGACCAGCGTCAGTGTTGGCGGGCCGCAGGTCATGTTCCCGCGGCCGGATACCGAGAAAGCAGCCGACACCGCCTTCGGCAAGGGGATGGGGGAGATGGCAGGAACGCTGGTGCAGGGGGCGCCACAGCGGGCCAAGGAGACGCAGAATCTCAACGCCATGGAGAACCTGCTGGGCAAGCTGGAGTCGACCGGCCCCGAGCCGGGGAAGTTCGCCGAGACCAAGAACGAGCTGATGCGTGGCTACTATGCGGCGACCGGCCAGAAGGTGCCGGAGAACGTCCAGGATTTCCAATCGTTCAAATCGCTGGTGAACCGCGACATTCTCAACTTCATCGGCGCCGGCAATGGCGGTATTCCGGCATCCGGGTTCAGTGATCGAGACATGAAGATCGTGCAGGGTCTTGCCGCGTCGGCATCGGACGATCCGCAGACCATCCGCGCCAAGCTCGCGGTGAAGCGGGCCAGCATCAAGGCCGATGAGGCCCTTGCCAAAGACATAATGGACATGCGCAAGACGATGCCAACGGAGACGGCTACGTACGAGGCCATGCAGCGGGCGAAAAGTCGCGATCTCCTCGCGAATGAGCCAGCGGTGCAGCGATGGTCGCAAGCGGCGGGCGCGTCGACAGCGCCCGCTGGGCCACCGCCTGGTCCAGGGATGTCGGCAACGCCAGGCTCGCCGAAGAAGTGGCGCATGCAGGGCGGTAAGCTGGTGCCTGAATGAGTCAGATCGTCACCGACGAGCACGGACAGCAGCATGAGTTCCCCGATGAGGCGACGCCGGAGATGATGATGCAGGCGCTTGCGCCGGCCCCCTCGCCTCGTCGGGGACCATGGACCGGCATCGGCCAGGGCGCGACGGATATGCTGATCGGACTCGGCCAGCGCGGCATCGAAGCACGCGAGATGCTCGGCATCCCCTCGTCGGTCAGTAGCGAACGGGCGCGGGACATCGTCAAGGGCCGAGAATCCGACATCGCCGCCTCGCGCGGGCCGAATGCCGGTTTCGACTGGGAGCGCGCACTCGGCAACGTCGGGGCACAGCTTCCTCTTGCTTTGCTGCCCGGCGGACCGATCGTCGGCGGGCTTACGGCCGGTGCTATTTCCGGCGCCGCGCAACCGACGACCGAACCCGGCCAGGAACTCGCCAACACGCTGCGGGG